AGCGCCTACATCGCGTGGCAGAAGCAGCGCATCGATGCCCGGAAGTGGAATGCAGCCAAGCAGCGCCCCAAGAAGTACGGCGACCGTGTCACCCATGGTGGAGACGACGAATCCCCGGTGGTGGTCGAGCACAACCTCAATGTGTTCGGTGACCTGCTCAAGGCCATCAAGCTGAAGCGCCAGACCGAAGAATGAGCACGGCCGACGCCATTCTCGAAGACACGGAGTACCTCGACGAGGAGTACACCAAACTCACGCCCATCGCCCAGATCGTCACCAACTGGCAGATGGAGTGGCTCGAGGTCAAGGCCCACAAGCACCAGATCGAGCCCATAGGCGACTGGTGGAGCATCTGGCTCATGCTGGCTGGCCGAGGGGCCGGAAAGACCCGTGCAGCCGCTGAAACTCTGGCATGGTGGGCATGGGAGCAGCCCAACACCCGCTGGCTGGTCTCCGCGCCCACCAGTGGCGACTTGAAGAGCACCTGTTTCGAGGGCGACTCAGGCCTGCTGAAGGTTATCCCGCCTGAGTTGGTGGCCAAGTACAACAGCAGCCTGCACGAGATCACGCTGATCAATGGGAGCCTGATCAAGGGTATCCCGGCGTCCGAGCCTGAGCGCTTCCGGGGGCCACAGTTCCATGGGGGCTGGCTGGACGAGTTGGCCGCATGGGAGTACCTGCGCGAGTCGTGGGACATGATCCAGTTCGGCATCCGTCTGGGCAACCGCACCAAGCTGATTTGCTCGACCACGCCCAAGCCAAAGGACGTGGTGATGGAGTTGATCGAGCGTGAGGGCGACGACGTGGTGATCACCCGCGCCAGCACGTACAGCAACATCGCCAACTTGGCCAAGTCCTTCCAGAAGCAGATTTTGCAGTACGAGGGCACCAACCTCGGGCGGCAGGAGATTCACGCTGAGATCATTGACCCGGAGGAGGGCGGCATCGTCAAGCGCGAGTGGTTCCGGCTCTGGCCCGACGGCAAGGCCTTCCCCCGGCTCGAGTACGTGCTCCAGTCCTACGACTGCGCCACCAGCGACAAGACCATCAACGACCCGACTGGGTGCATCACGCTGGGCGTGTTCAAGCCCGAGGACGGCGGCATGTGCGTCATGGTGCTGGACTGCTGGCAAGACCACCTTCAGTACCCGCAACTGCGCCCCAAGGTGATCGACGAGTTCGAGACGGTCTACGGTGAGGGCAAGACCCGCAAGCTGGTGGACGTGATCCTCGTGGAGGACAAGAGCGCTGGCATCTCCCTTATCCAAGACTTACAGCAGGCCCACCTTCCCGTGATCGCCTACAACCCCGGCAGGGCCGACAAGGTGCAGCGCCTGTCCATCGTTGCCAACATCATCAAGGCAGGGCGCGTGTGGGTGCCTGAGAGCAGCGTGCGCAAGGGCTACGTCAAGGACTGGGCAGAGGGCATGATCAGCCAAATCTGCTCGTTCCCCGAGGGCACGGTGCATGACGAGTTCGTGGACTGCATCAGCCAAGGATTGCGGTACCTGCGTGACGCTGGGTGGATCAGCATCGACTTCTCCCGCAGGGACGAGATCGAGGAAGAGGACATCACCGACGCAGAGATATTCAACATGCGCGGCCGGGAGAATCCGTATGGGGCATGACCATACTAAAGGGATTAGTAAGTAGAAACCCGTACTAAACAGATTAGCATCAACAGAGGAGCAAGACATGTCAGAAGAGAATTTCTATTACAGCAAGGTAGGCCCAGACTATGAGCGAATCACCCAACAGGACGGTGTGCGCACTACTGTGTGCAAGAACCGATACGAAGTCCTCGCCAGCCCCACGGCCGAGGTCTCCGAGCAGCAGGCTGTGCAGCAACTGCGCGAATGGATCAGAGAGCGCAACGCCAAGGTCATGCAAGGAACTGGGTGTGTGTCAGAGTGATGGCCGCTGCCCTGATTGCCCAAACGCTTGACCTGACGGCATAATTCATCTATTCATTGAGGGCGAACATGGCAGAACCAAAAAAGACGGTCAAGGCATACAAATTGTTCCGAGTGCATCCCGAGCATCCGGGCAAGCTGTTCCCGCTGTTTGTGGACTCCAACACGCCTGTGGAGATGAACAAGTGGGTGGACGCCAAGGAAGGCGAGATGCGTGGCAACAAGGTTAAGTCCAAGATCGGCGACCTTGCATACCGTCCCGGCTGGCATGCTGGTGACCTGCCCATCGCCACCCACATCGGCGAGAAGTCGCACCCATCGAAGACCGCGCCCGACCGCCGCCCTGCCAACCACGCATGGGCCGAGGTGGAGATGCCAGACGACGTGGACTGGCAGTCAGAGGCCACCAAGCGCGGCACCAATGCACAGGGCAAGGTGGTGCCCGTCAAGGCTCACATCACCGACCAGATACCCAAGGGTGGCCACTACCGCTACAAGACGAACCCCAACATGACAGGCAACTGGCTGATTGGTGGATCGATGAAGGTCAACAAGGTGCTGTCGGACGCCGAGGTGTCCCGCATCAACAAGTCTGCTGGCATGGCCGACCTGCCCCGCGACCAGCCCTTCAAGAAGAAGGAGTTCGGTTTTGCAAAGGGTGGCACCGTGGCCCCGGATGAATGGAAAGCCGAGGAGCACGTGAACTACACCAAAGACAAAGAGATCAGCAATCCGTTTGACTACGAGAACGAAGACCACGTCGAGAAGGTGGCCGACATCGCCGCCAAGCACAAGGACTTCAGCAAGATTCCCGATGTGGCCAAGCACTTGGCAAACACACTGGCCACTGGCAACTGGAAGCACATCGAAGACCCGCGAATCCAAGCCGCCATCAAGCAAGCTGGCCATGACGGCTATCACGTTGCTGAGAAGTACGGCAAGGACTCACACGTAATCAAAAAAGCAAAGGGAGGCAATGTGACCCCATCACTGGCCCAAATGAGAATGGCGCTGGCCCAAAAGAGCAGCAGCGTTGACCTGAAGAACGTGGGAGTGAACGAGGCACCGAACATGTCGCCCAAGCACTTCTTCCCGCCAGAGACCAGCAACATCGGCATGCCTAGCCCCGGCGGCGTGGCCACACCAAGTGGCATGCCCATCGGCGGCATCGACATGAGCCAACAGCAAGGTGGCCAGCAACTGATGCCCACACTTCCCCAGCCCCCGCAAGGTGCAGCACCCGGTGCTCCCGGCGCGCCCGGTGGCCTGCCTGCTGGAGCGCCTCCCAACGCCCCACAAGGCCCCACGCCACCCGCAGGCAACATGCTGACCATGACGCCCCAAGGGCAGACCATGGCCGCTCTGGGTGGTGGCCAGAGGATGGCCAAGGGTGGATCGGCTAAGTCGGTGGAAGACATGAAGGCCGAGTTGGCTGCAAAGAAAGCGCCAGCAGCAGACGCAGGCGACGACGACGAAGAGCCGACACCAGCCCCATCCAAGCGCATCACGATCAAGGCTGAAGGCCCCGGCGGTGTGACTGGCATTGTGATCCCTCATCACATGCTTCACGGCCGTAGCTGGGTCAACAAGAAGGGCAAGAAAGTTGTGGTGCCCGGCCTCAAGGACATCAACAAGGCACGTGCCGATGTGTATGGTTCCGAAAACCGCGACCCATTGAGCCTTGGCCAAATCGGCAAGATTCACAAAGACACACTGGCAGAGCACTTTGCCAAGTCACCCAAAGAGCAACTGGCGGCTGAGAAAGAAGCGACGCAACGCCTGCGTGACGCCAAGCACTTGGGTGCCAAGAACAACACGCTGGACGAGTCAGAGAAGCTGGACACCGTGCGCCACGAGACCGACGAGCAAGGCCGCACACACGTGGGCTTTGCATCCAAGGGTGTAGCAGGCCATGCGCTGTACACGTCTGGCCATGGCGACAACATGAAGTACCACGTCATCAACACCTGCCCCGGCCAGACCGAGGGCTGCGGTGGTGGCAAGGACGCTAAGGGCGTTGTGGACACCAGCAGGGGCACATGCTTCGCGCCCAACGCTGAGTCGCAGTACGTGCATGCTGCCGTGCGCCGCGCAACACACGAGCAGGCCAAACACGACCCAGCCATGACACGCGACTGGATTCTGGCCCACACAGGATCGATGCGCGAAGCAGCCAAGAAGGCAGACAAGAACAACCAGCGCCTGCTGTTCCGTCCGAACGTGGTGGACGAGACCGACGTGTCCTCACGCCACGCCATCCGTCACTTGAACGAGCAGCGCAGAGCCGAAGACAAGCCTGACATCATTGCCAACTCATACGGCAAGACCAACGAGTTGCACGACCCCGAGAACGGCTATCACGTGACTCACTCCAACGTTGGCCCCAAGGTCAAGAAGGGTCAGGAGATCAGCGAGAACATCGGCCGCGACAAGGCACGTGTGCGCAACACCATCCATGCTGCCGACAACAAGGGCGACTTCACAAACGAGCAGGGCAACAAGACACCGCCCAAGGGCTCGTACATGGTCACCGACGTGAAGCGCGGCTCTCCCATGGCCAAGAAGATGGAGGAGCACATCACGCACGCTAAGTACTGGACGACAGGCCGTGCCGAACACGAGTTGACCGAAGAAGAGAAGGCAGAAGGCCCAGAAGGCCACTTCAACGGCTCCGGCCGCAAGACCTCCGAGGAAAACTCCCACTACGGCCACACGACCGTTGACGGCAAACGCTACGACTACCAGCGCCAGCACATCCTGCACCCACGCTTGGTGAACGTGCCCATTCGCAAGAAGAACAAGAAAACCGGAGAAATGCAGACCGTGGATCACATGATCCCGACCGACTCACGTTTCAAAGACACAGAGTTCCTGCCCAAGGATCGCTTCAAGACCAAGAACGGCAAGGACGCTGGTCACATCTTGATGACCACGCCCACTGAGTCCACCAGCAACATTGGCCACGAGACATCGTTCACTCACAACGTGAACCAAAAGCACATCGAGCACGCGCAAAAGAACAATGGCGAGTACGAGATTGACAAGCCAGAAGATCAGATCAAGGCCGCTGGCAAAGAGTACCGCGCACCGCAAGCAATCAAGTTCTACGCTGAGGGTGGCCAAGTTGGCCGTCACCCAGCAATGGGGCATGATGACTTCCATGCATTCCCCGAACAGAATGGCATGGCCCAGCGTCACCTGACCATGCGCCACGGTGACGATGAGCACAAGCACGTCGCTCCGAAAAAGGCCGTTGTCGTCCACAAGAATGCTGGGACAATGCGCTACGAAATGATGATGAACAAAAAGGCTAAATGATGTCCGAACAAAATCCAAACGACTTCGACATTGAAGAGCAAGAAGACGGCAGTGCTGTTGTAGACCTGCCTGATTTGGAGACCGAGGAGCAGCCGGATGGCTCGGCCATCGTCACCATCGAGGACGGCCCCGAGTTCAACCCTGAGTTCTACGACAACCTCGCAGACGTCATTGACCCCAGCGAACTGACCAATCTGGCTTTCCGCTACCTTGACTTGCTCGAGACTGACAAGGAAGCGCGGTCACTGCGCGACAAGCAGTACGAGGAGGGCATACGTCGCACTGGCATGGGCAACGACGCCCCCGGTGGTGCCACGTTCATGGGTGCCAGCAAGGTGGTTCACCCGGCCATGGCTGAGGGCTGCGTGGACTTTGCCAGCCGCGCCATCAAAGAGATGTTCCCGCCTGACGGCCCCGTTAAGACCAAGATTCTTGGCAAGATGGACGACCTTAAAGCGGCCAAGTCAGAGCGCAAGCGTGATTACCTCAATTGGCAGATCACCGAACAGATCGAAGAGTTCAAGGACGAGCAAGAGCAGTTGCTCACGCAGTTGCCACTGGGTGGATCGCAGTACTTCAAACTGTGGTTCGACGAGCAGAAGAAGCGCCCTTGCGTGGAGTTCCTGCCCATCGACCGTGTGATCCTGCCGTTCGCCGCCACCAACTTCTACACGGCCCAGCGTGCGGCCGAAGTCCACGAGATCACCCAGTACGAGTTCGAGCGCCGCATCCGCACTGGCATGTACCGCGACGTGAACTACATCAAAGCCTCGGGCACGCTGGATCAGAATAAAGTCGAGCAGGCCAACAACAAGGTCGAGGGCAAGCAGTTCGAAGACAACAAGGATGGCCTGCGCAAGGTCTACCACATCTACTGCTACCTCGAACTCGAGGACGACAAGAAGACCAAGGGCGAGATGGCCCCGTACATCTTGATGGTCGATGAACTCGACAACCAAGTGGTGGGCCTGTACCGCAACTGGGAAGAGCAAGATAAGACCATGACCAAGCTGGACTGGGTCGTGGAGTTCAAATTCATCCCATGGAGGGGCGCATATGCCATTGGCCTACCTCACCTCATCGGTGGCCTCAGCGCGGCCTTGACGGGCGCTCTGCGTGCCTTGCTGGACACTGCGCACATCAACAACTCGGCCACCATGCTGAAGTTGAAGGGCGCGAAAATCAGTGGCCAGTCTCAACAGGTCGATGTCACCCAGATCATTGAGATCGAGGGCGCACCCGGCGTGCAGGACATTCGCCAGATCGCCATGCCCATGCCATTCAACCCGCCCAGCCCCGTGCTGTTCCAATTGCTGGGCTGGCTGGACACAGCAGCCAAGGGCGTGGTCACCACCAGCGAAGAGAAGATCGCCGACATCACCAGCAACGCGCCCGTGGGCACCACGCAGGCATTGATCGAGCAGGGCGCTGCGGTGTTCTCGTCGATCCACGCACGCATGCACGACTCGCAGGCCCGTGTGCTGAAGATTCTGTGCCGCCTGAACCGCTGGCACTTCGAGGAGATGAAGAAGGGCGACGTGGTTGCCGAGTTGGAAATCACACGCGACGACTTCGAGAAGAACACCGACGTGGTGCCTGTGTCTGACCCTCACATCTTCAGTGAGACCCAGCGCATGGCTCAGAACCAAGCCGTGCTGGCGCTGGCTGAGAAGCACCCCGAGCAGTTCAACATGAGCGCCGTGCTCTCACGCATGCTCAAGCAAATGAAGGTGCCAAACATCAACGAGTTGATGAAGGACGTGCCAGCCCCAGAGCAGCGCACATCGGCCGACGAGAACGCTGCATTGCTCATTGGCCAACCAGCCTATGCGTACCTGCAACAGGATCACATCGCGCACATTCAGGATCACCTGCAATTCGCGCTCAACCCGTTCTTGGGCCAGTCGCCATTCGCAGACCCGAACTACCTCAACAACCTGATCGAGCACTTGAAGCAGCACATGACGCTGTGGTACCTCAACCGCTCGAACGGCTACGTGGAGGACTCTGTGGGCAAGCCTGTGGACGACTACGACGATCCAGCACTCACGGCCACCATCGACAAGGTGTACACCACCGTGGGCGCGCACGTCATGCTCGACACCCAGCAGGTGTTTGGCCAGTTCCAGCAGGCTCTGGCGCAACTCATCCAGATGGCCCAGCAGCGCAAGAACGCACCGCAAGTGCTGCCGCCTGACGCCCAAGTGGTCAAGGACACCAACATGGCCGAGACACAGCGCAAGACAGCCAAGGATCAAGCCGACATCCAGTTGGCTAGGGATCGCTTGCAGAAGGACATGCAAGAGCACATCGATGACAATCAAACCAAGATTGCAATCGAGAATTCGAAATTGACGCATCAGACCATCCAACAGATGGCTCCTGCTCAACTACCATCGGCACCTGCCGAACCTTCAATGCCAACTCAAGGAGAACCAAATGGCAACGTCTGATCAAGAACAAAAGGGCATTAACGTGCCTCAGCACAAGCGTCTCGCAATGGGTGAGAAGCTAGATGGCCAGTCCATGCAAAGCAAGGGAGGCAACAGCAAGCCTGCCAAGCGCAGCGGTGGCCTGTCTGGTGCCAAGAAGTCAAATGCTTGAAGCACTGATCCATCGGATCAAAATACGCCAAGCCGAGATTCATGTGTCCCTTGCACAAGGGGTGCCTGCATCTTGGGATGGCTACCAACGCATGGTCGGCGAGTATCAAGGACTGCAATCTACCTTGGACATGATCGACAATATGTTGGATGAAGATAAAAACAGAGATTGATAGCCCCACTCCGGGGTGAGACCGCGCTGACCAAGCGCATAACGATGCACCTGAAATATGGTGTTAGGAGTTGATGATGAGTGAAGTGAAAAAGATCGTGGCCTTCGAGGCAACGGACGACACGCCCGACCCGCAAGAGTTGGCGTGGGCTTTCCCTGACGTGAAGCCGGGGATGGCACCGCTAGGTGGACGAGTAATCGTGCAACTGCGGCGCATCAAAAAGAAAACAGGACGCATCGTTCTGGTCGAAGAGACCAAAGAGAACGAGAAGTGGAACAACATGATCGGCAAGGTCGTGGCTGTTGGCCCACTGGCGTACAAAAATCGTGACACCATGGCTTCGTGGCCTGAAGGCGCGTGGGCACAGGTGGGCGATTTCGTTCGAGTCCCTAAGTGGGGCGGTGATCGCTGGGAAATCAAGAGCCCAGCCGATGAAGAGAACGAAGACCCGGTGCTGTTCATGACGCTGAACGATCACGAGTTGATCGCCACTGTCACGGGCAACCCACTTTCTTTCAAAGCCTACGTCTAACAGGAGGGAACAATGGCTGATCCGAACGACAAACAGGACGATATTGCGATCATGGAGGAGCAAGATGGCTCCGCAGTGGTCGATTTGCCTGAAAACATGCTTGATGGCGTCCCAAATGACGACCAACAAGGCTCCAAAGCCGATGGTGGCAGCGTCAATGACGAAGATGCAGACCATCCAGACGACGACGCTGAACTGCGCGCAGCAAAACGTGGCCGTCGCCGGGCAAAAAAAGACCTGATTCGCAAGACAAATCAGGAAAAGGACGCCCGACTCACTCAACTCCAGCGTGAAAACGAGGAATTCAAGCGCCGTTTGAGCCAGTTGGAGCGCAATACCAAGTCCGAGCACTTGGTTCGCATCGACAAGGGCATTGAAGACGCTCAAACGCGCCTTGAATACGCCAAAATGAAGCTGGCTGAGGCCACTCAGAACGGCGATGGCGAGGCGATGGTCGAAGCACAGACCATGTGGCAGGCCGCACAAGAAGAAGCACGCAATTTGACGACCCTGCGCCAGCAGGCTGACCAAGAATTGCGTCGTCCTCAACAGGACAACACTGACCTGCCTGATCCACAGGTTCAGAAGCTGGCTGCACAGTGGATGCGCCGCAATAAATGGTACAACCCGGCGGCTACAGACCCCGATAGCCGCATCGCCAAAAAGATCGATGAGGTGATGTCAACTCAAGGCTGGAATCCGACCGATCCCGATTACTGGGACGAGTTAGATAGCCGTTTGCAAAGAGAGTTGCCACACCGTTACAATGATTCCAATGACACGGATACCCGTGATGTCAGACGACCAAGGAATGTTGTGGGAAGTGCAGGACGCGAGGCTTCAGCGGCTTATGGTGGTTCCAACCGCACCCAATTTGTTTTGTCGCCCGAACGTGTGAAGGCGATGAAAGAAGTGGGTGCTTGGGACAATCCTGAGCGCAAAGCACGAATGGTCAAGCAGTTTATTGAATTCGACCGTCAAAACGGTCGCCGCAACTAAATCTAAGGGGAAAACATCATGGAATCACGTCTCAAAAAATCTCTCAATGCTGGTGGCCGCAATGATCGCGCAAGCGAGGACGCAAGTCGCCGAGCACCCGAGGATAAGTTCATTTCAAATCAGGAACGTCGCAAGATGTGGAGTGAGGAATGGACGCAATCAGCATTGCCAAAACTGCCCGACATGGACGGGTGGCACCTTTGCTGGCTTTCGACAACCAACAGCTACGACAGCATCGACAAGCGGATTCGCTTGGGCTACGTTCCCGTGAAAGCGGATGAGTTGCCCGGCTATGAAGACTTCAAGGTGAAGTCAGGTGAGCATGTTGGATACATCTCATGCAACGAGATGTTGCTGTTCAAGTTGCCCATGGACATTTACCAAGAGGTCATGGCTTTTCACCATCACGACAAACCACGTGAAGAGGCTGAGAAGATTCGTGTCCAAGTGGAGAACCTCCAAGGTCAGCGTGACAGCAACGGACGGTCGCTTGTGAACGTCGAGGGTGAAGGTATTGGCTCTATTGAACAGCAACCCAACCGAACGCCCGTATTTTCGGGTTAACAAAGGAGTTAATTATGAGTGCAACCTCTGCTCCGTTTGGCTTGCGTCCTGCGTTCCATCCTTCTGGTTTGGATCGCGCTCAGGCGCTGGCTGGCGGCATCGTTTCGGGCTATAGCTCGAACATTCTGAAGGGTCAACCCGTCCAGTACGGCACGACCGCAAACAGCGGTACCCTCGGTACCATCATCCCCGCAGGCACCACTGGTGCATGGTCTGGCGCTTTCGCTGGCGTGCAGTGGACTGACACCACTGGCCGCGCCCGTGTGTCGAACTACTGGCCTGCAAACACTGCGTACACCGCAGGTACTTGCGTCGCTTATTTCTACAACGACCAAAACATCGTTTATGAAATCCAAGCTGACGGCTCGATGGCTCAAACCTCCATCGGCAATGAGTACAACTTCACCAACGTGACCGCTGGTTCCGCTGTGACTGGTCTGTCGCAAGCCACTCTTGGCTCTGCAACTGCCGTCGGCAATGGCTCACAAGGTCAGATGCGTGTTGTTGATGTTGCTCCTTATCCGGGCAACGACTGGGGCGACGCTTTCACCATCGTGCGTGTCGTGAACTCTAACTCGCAATTCTTCGGTGCTGTCACCGCGATTGCTTAAATAGCCAAGGAGTAAAAAATGGCCGCACCAATGCGCAGTACGGACTTTCGTTCGATTGTTGAACCCATCTTGAATGAGTGCTTCGACGGAGTCTATGACCAACGTGCCGACGAGTGGAGCCGTGTGTTCCGCGAAGAAGACGGCATTCCACGTAACTACCACGAAGAGCCCGTGTTGTACGGTTTCGGCGCTGCCCCGCAGTTGCCTGACGGTACACCAGTGACCTACCAACAAGGTGGCGTCCTCTTCTTGAAGCGCTACCTGTACAAGGTGTACGGTCTGGCTTTCGCCCTGACAAAAGTCTTGGTGGAAGACGGCGACCACATCCGTATCGGTCAAGTGTATGCACGCCATCTGGCCCAGTCTCTGGTGGAAACCAAAGAACTGTTGGCTGCGAACGTGCTGAACACCGCTTTCAACAACGCCTTCCCCGGCGGCGACGGTGTGTCTCTGATCAACACCGCCCACCCCATCGTCAACGGCACCTTCAGCAACCAATTGGCTACCGCTGCCAACCTGTCCCAGACTTCTCTGGAGCAGATGCTGATTCAAATCCGTCAGGCTGTGGACAACAACGGCAAGAGAATTCGTCTGGTTCCACGTCAACTGATCGTGGCCCCCGGCAACATCTTCCAAGCCGAAGTTCTGTTGAAGTCTGTGCTCCGTACAGGCAACGCAAACAACGACATCAACCCTGTCAAGTCCATCGGCTTGCTGGACGAAGGTGCCGCTGTTCTGTCGCGTCTGACCTCGAGCACCGCATTCTGGGTTCAAACCGACGCTCCTGAGGGCTTCAAGCTGCTCATGCGCCGTCGTTTGGAGAAGACCATGGAAGGCGACTTCGAGACCGACACAATGCGCTACAAGGCCACTGAGCGTTACGACATCGGTTTCACCGATCCACGTTGCGCCTACGGTACTCCCGGCGTCTAAAGTGACAGGGGCTGGCGTAAAAACCCAGCCCTTTTTTTAAATCTCGTCAAACTTTTCAAGGAGAAAGACGATGCCTCAGTTTTCAGACGATCTGTTTTTAGGCCCAGCCCAAACATTCATGGGCACGGGCGTTCGCCCTTACTCGACCACTTTCACTGGTTCGATGTCGGGCACCACCCTGACCGTTACCGCTTTGCTGTCCGGCGCACCACTGACTGTTGGTATGTACGTTGACGGCACCAGCGTGACCGACGGCACCTTCATCACTGCGATGGGTACCGGAAGTGGCGGCGTAGGCACATACACGATCAATCAGTCCGTGTCTGCGTCCAGCACCACCATGACGGCCAACAGCAACATTCCATACGAGAACCCATCTCCGATGAGTCTGGGTATCGGCCCTCTGGGTCGCATCTATGTGTGGGACGTCGTTCCTCAGGCTGCTGTGACCAACAACATTGCAACCGCTGCTTCGCCAACAAGCGCTTACACGCTGACCGCTGGCACAAACGTCAAGTCTGTCGTTTTGAACAACGGTACAACTGGTCTGCAACTGGACTGCCCTCGCGCAGTCGCTGTGACCATTGGCACAGGCACCATTACCAACCGCAACGTGACCATCAACGGTTTTGACTACTACGGTCAGCCAATGAGCGAAGTGATTGCCACTGGCACCACTCAGTCCGTGACTGTGAACGGTAAGAAGGCCTTCTATATCGTGACCTCGGCCACCGTGTCTGGCGCAGTTGGTGCAACCACCGCACTCGGCACCACCAACATCCTTGGTATCCCAGTTCGCGTGTTCAACGTGGCCTACGTGGCAAGCGTGAAGAGCAACAACGCACTGGCGCAAGACGCTGGTACTTTTGTCGCCGCTGACACCGCTACTGCAACCACCACCACTGGTGACGTGCGCGGTACCTACACCCCTGCCACTGCATCGAACGGCATCGTTCGCACAGTGATGGGAATTTTGCTGCCCGGCATCGCAGTCGGCCCCAATGCAACTCGCGTTGGTGCTCTCGGCGTCACACAAGCCTAAAGGAGAGCGACATGGGTCAATTCAAACCAATGGTCAAAATGATGACCAATGAGCCTTCAGTCATTCTGAAACTCAAAAAAGGCGGTAAGGTCGCTGCAAAAGGCGGCAAGGACGATGGCCACAAAGCCATGTCCGGTGCCAATCCTTTTGCCGAAGCTGAAAGTGGTATGGCCCCCAAAAAGCCATCCATGGCTGAACGTCGTCGCTCGATGAACCCCAACATGTATGCCAAGGGCGGCAAGGTCGCTCACAAGCAAATGGGTGGGGCTATGCCTGTGGCAATGCCCGGCGCTCTTGCTGGGGCTGCTTCGCCTGCTCCTGCGCCTATGCGTGCCATGGGCCGTCAAGCCTTGGCTGGCATGGCTCCCGCGCAGCGCGCTAGGCGTGCGGCCATGGTGCAGCGTGCCATGGCTGGCATGAAGGACGGCGGCTCTGCTGAGTGCAAGGCTCTTGCAAAAGAGTTGAAGCACCACGAGTCGATGTCTGCCTCCAAAGCACACGGCAAGGCCTCCGGCGGCATCATCATGAGCAAAACCGGAAAGACCAAGATGGACACCGCCAAAAAAGGCGCGACCACTGGTAGCACTGGTGAAGTCAAAGAGGGCAAGCCCGGTGGCTACAAGTCTGGCGGCAACGTTGGCGTGAAGATGGGCAACGCAGGCGGCTTCAAAAAAGGCGGCAACGTTCCCGGTCTGACCGACGCAACCGTTGAGGGTGATGGCTGCTGGGAAAACAAGCCAGCCAACACCTCCAAGCCCGGCGTAAAGGGCACCACCACTGGTGAAGTTCGCAAAGGTAATGCTGGCGGCTTTATGAAAGGTGGTTCAGCAAAAAAAGCCTATGCTACGGGGGGTAACGTCGTCGATGATGGGAAAGCTGAAAAGATGCCCCGTCACTTCGTCTCGCGTCCCGTAGCCAACAGCTTGCAATCTGGCACCTTTAAAAAGGGCGGCAAGGTCAACAAGTTCTCTGAAGGCGGCGACGCCTCCAAGGGTGCTTATGACAAGTCGATTGGCCCGAGCGAGGAAGACATGAACATGGCGAAATCCATCCGTGCCGTACCTCGCAAGCTGTATGAGACCGCCAAGGAGGGCTTCAAAAGCCTTACAGGCATGGCCACAAAGCCTGCTGGTAGTGTCACCAAGACCGAGAAATCAGTCACGGTAACTCCTAAAAATCGCGGCGGCATGTGCTGAAATTAAGTGGGGGCTTCGGCCCCTGCTTTTAATTGGAGAAAAGCATGAAAGTGCAAACAGTTTCAAAAACGGGCACCGGGTCTTCTAACTCTGTGGTGATCAACACCAACGTCACACCCGTGAACATCGGTTTTGCGGCTGTGGTCAGTGGCACCGTCAACTACTCGATTCAATTCAGCTACGACGATCCGGCAATTGGCCTGACGACGTGGTTTGATGACGTGAGCATCACCAGCAAAACTGGCAACGAAGATGGCTCAATCAATTTCCCGATCAGTGCCATGAAGGTGCTGGTCAACTCTGGCACTGGCACGGTCACATTGAACGTGATCCAAGCAGGGATCGCGTAATGAGCACAACTATCTCGTCGATCACCCGGCAAGGGGCCTATGAGCCCTTTGAGTTGCAAGTCTCCCGTGGACAGATTCAGGGCCACAGGAACGTGACCATCTTTGGCTTCAACCCCGACGTTGACACCGCTCAGGTGTCCGTGTGGCCACTGCCAAGTCTGATTACGTTTCCAGCCGCTGCAATTCAGATGACGGTCAGTTCGTCGAGCGCAAACGATACAAGCGCAGGCACAGGTGCTCGCACGGTCGTTGTGCAAGGGTTGAACGCCAACTACAACGAGGTCACCGAAACCGTCACCATGAACGGCCAAACGGCCGTGACGATGACCAACGCACTCTTGCGCGTGAACTACGCCTACGTGGCCACAGCAGGCTCTGGCAACAGTGCAGCAGGCGACATCTACATCGGCACTGGCACCGTGACGGCCGGAGTTCCAGCGACCACATACGACATCATCAAGTTTGACTACAACACCACCACCACGGGCAGTTACACCGTCCCTGCCGGGTACACCGCATACGTGTCCCAAGGCCTGTTCTCGACTGGTCAGGCCAGTGGATCAACCCAAGTTGAAGGTCGTTTGCTGACCCGTGGCGTGAACAACATCCGCATGACTGCGGCGCTCACCACGCTTAATAACGGCGTGGCGAACTACGTGTTCGAGTACCCGCTGGCTATACCAGAGAAAACCACGATTGAGGCAACTGCAATCGGCAGTGCAAACAACAACGCAGTTTCCTCGATGTTCATCTTGCTTTTAGTTAAAGAGGGGCCGTGATGCCACTGATCAAATCCAAGTCCTCCAAGGCCTTTAAGGAAAACATCAAAACCGAGATGGCCGCAGGCAAGCCTCAAAAGCAGGCCGTTGCCATCGCCTACAAGACCAAGGCCATGGCCAAGAAGGCCTACGGTGGTTCTGTGGACGATGATGATTACGATGCGCCTCCCCGCGCACGTCGCACTCGCGTGAGTTCAAACCCCATGGACTACGACAGCGACATTGACTACTACCGCGCCGTCGGCCGCATCAAAGATGATGACGACGATGAGCAGGAAGAGGACAAGACGCCAAGCCGAGTGGTCAAGGCTGAAGAGCGCCGCTCGAAACAGTATCGCAAGGCTGTTGACAAGGTGTCCAAAAAGTTGAGCGCAGCCAAAAAATCTGGCGATGATGAAGCAGCCAAAAAGGCCAGTGACCGCTGGAGTCGCGTCCAACTCAGCAAGACGCTGCAAAGCTACGCCAAGATGCCTCCGATGGCAGACAAGGCACGCAAAGAGTGGTCTGAAAAGATCGGCAAAGGTAAACCTGCTCCATTCAAAACAGGCGGCAAGGCAAAGTCTTGCTGGTAAATTATGAAAAACGGTCTCTACGCCAACATCCATGCCAAACGTGAACGGATAGCGCAAGGCTCGAAAGAGAAGATGCGCAAGCCCGGCACCAAAGGCGCTCCCACGGCTGAAGCATTCAAGCAGTCGGCCAAAACGGCCAAGATGAAAGAAGGCGGCGTGTCGCTTGCAGTTGGCCGTGGCGAGAAACTTCCAGAGTCCAAGGGCGCTGGATTAACCGCCAAAGGTCGGGCAAAATACAACCGTGAAACTGGATCGAATCTGAAGGCTCCTCAGCCCCAAGGTGGCGCTCGGAAAGACTCTTTTTGTGCGCGCATGTCCGGTGTTGTAGAACATTCAAAAGGGGACGCTCCACGCGCCAAAGCATCGCTCAAGCGGTGGAATTGCCCCGGCTGGTAAAGGACTGACATGGCATATAGCGGAACCGTTGGACAAACAGTAGTCTCGGTACAGAAATTCATCGACCAAGGTGCCCGTATGGCGGGTAAATTGGCCGAGGAGTTGACTGTCGAGCAGGTTCAAGGCTCCAAGCAGGCCCTGTTTTTCATCCTCTCCAACCTGATCAACCAAGGCATCAACTACTGGTGCATCAGCAAGAAGGTCTACGGCCTCAAGGCTGACCAGTACGAGTACTTGCTGCCCTTGGGTGGCAACGACGTTCTGAACGCGCTGTATCGCACGCTGAATCGCCCCTCTGGCGCTGTCTCGGCCTCGTCTGGCATAGCCGCAAACGCGACCGACGGCAACATCGACACGATTGATGTGCAGACATCGCCCAACGGCAACATTTCGATCAACTACGGCACCAACAATCCGATTTACGCTGGATCGATTGGCATCTTGCCGGGCACCAGTGGCTCGTTCCACATCCTGCTCGAGTACTCGACCGATGGCGCAACATGGAAGCTGCTCGAAGACACGGGCGTCGAGACATGGGTTGACAACGAGTGGCTGTGGTACGACATCGATCCCGGTGCAAACGTGCAGTACTACCGCATGCGCGAGACAGGTGGCAACACATTGTCGGTGCGTGAGTTCTTCGTCGGCAACAACTCAACCGAAGTCACCATGGCTCGTTTGAACCGTGACGACTACACGAACCTGCCCAACAAGAATTTCACGGCCAACCAGCCGTACCAGTACTGGTTCAACCGCACGCTGCCGCAGTCAAAGATCGTGCTGTGGCCAGCCCCGTCCGATCCTTTCGTGCAGATGACAATTTGGTACTCGCGCCAAGTGATGGACGTGGGCGACCTGTACGACGAGTTGGAAATCCCTCAGTACTTCTATCAGGCGATCCAGTGCATGCTGGCTCACCAGATGAGCCTGATCCTGCCCGGTGTTGATTTGGGGCGCATCACGTACCTTGAAGGCCAAGCCGACAAGTACTTCACGATGGCCGAGAACGAGAACCGCGACAAATCGCCGATCTACTACGCACCCAACATTTCCGTCTACACGAGGTAACGCATGCAAGCCTCGTCGTATTCCGAAGCTGTTGAAATGAACCTTGCCAGATACTTTACCGGCAAGGTTTGTAAACATGGCCATGTCTCGGAACGATACACCAAGACAAGGACTTGCATTCAATGTAGCAACATTGAAGGCGCGGCTAGGATTGAAAAAAACAGAGAGGCTCAGTTAACCCGTCAAAAAAAATGGCGAGACAACAACAAAGAGCGAATTAAAGAGAATTCAAGACTTTGGCTGAAGAACAACCGCCACAAACACGTGGCCAATAGAAAGCAAAGAGAAGCCTCAAAAATTCAAAGAACTCCGTTGTGGCTCAACGCTGGGCAAAAATTTGAGATCGATTGCATTTACAGGTATTGTTCTGCGCTCAGAAACATTGGGCTTGATTACCATGTAGATCACATCATTCCAATGCGAGGCGAGGGCGTGTCTGGCTTTCATGTGCCATGGAACCTTCAGGTGATCAAGGCATCTGAAAATCTGTCCAAGAACAACAGGATGGAACAATGCCAAGATTTTTAAATACTCAAGGCAATGCAGTAATCGCAATCTTCATTTGCGACCGCTGCCGCATGAAGCGCGCAATCGTGGAGGCGATGCCCGACCCCAACTTTCCCGGCCTCAAGGTGTGCCAACAAGGCTGCGCGGATCAGAAAGACCCGTACCGTTTGCCTGCACGCAAGACAGAGCGCATTGCTTTGCAATTTCCTCGACCCGATGTTAGCGTTGCGACAAACGATGACGGTTTGGTAACGACACCCACAGGCACAAATATCCCCGGCGGTAATCCGAGCGAGGTGTATATCAGCACTGAAAATGGTGACACCACACCGCAAGAAAACGGCAACACCAACATCATCACACCGAGTAACTGATATGGCACAAGTAACGATTACACAACTACCTCAGGCTGGTGCTTTAACAGGCGCTGAGTCAGTGCCAATTGTCCAGAATGGCCAGACGGTTCAGACAACAACTTCTGCAATTGCTGGCGCAGGCGCACTGAATTTCCCGTTCCTGACAGTTGGCCAGACTGCTGGCCTGACTCAGTCGCGCTACATCTCGACCAACAGTGGCCTGTCTTTGACCGACAACGGCGCTCAAGGCACCCTGCAAGTCAACTTGATCGGTGCGGCGATGTCGCTGAACTCGAGCGGCAACGGAATACAGGTCAAGACGGCCCCAAATACCGTCGCAGCGCGTGAAATTGCAGTCGGTACAGGGTTGGGTGTCACCAACGCCGATGGCGTCTCTGGCAACCCCACAGTAGCCCTTGGCACGTTCCTGCAACAACTGGTCTCCCAGACTGGCACCGGATTCTTGGTGCTGCAATCAGGCACCCCTGCAAAAGTTGAAATTGAAGGCACTGCTAATCAGATTAGTATTGCCAACGGCAACGGGGCTGCAAACCCAATTGTTTCGCTGGCCAACAACCCGATCATTCCCGGCACGGGAAGTGTCACTGTGCCCAACGGCACGTCAGTCCAGCGCAGCGGCAGTTTTGGCGCATTCCGCTACAACACCAGCCTTCAGCAGTTCGAGGGCTTCACCAACACTGGCTGGAACCAGTTCTCGCTGACTGGTGGCGTGACATCGTTCAGCGCAGGCACGACAGGCTTCAGCCCCAACACTGACACCACTGGTGCTGTGACCCTTAGCGGCATTCTGAACCCGGCCAGTGGCGGCACGGGCGTGAACAACAACACGTACACCATCACGCTGGGCGGCAACGTCTCCACTGGTGGCACGTTCACGACCGCAGGCACGTTCACCACGGCCGCAAACTTCACAACCGCTGGTGCGTTCGCCATGACGCTGAACGCCACGGGCGTCACCAACGTCACGTTTCCCAACTCGGGAACCTTGGCCACATTGTCTGGCTCCGAGACGCTCACCAACAAGACGATGTCCGGTGCCAGCAACACCTTCAGCAACATCGGCAATTCGTCTTTGACCAACTCATCGGTGACCTACAACGGCGTCACCGTGGCGCTGGGCGCGTCAGGCACGATCACAGCCACCACCACGGCTGCTTTGACGGTCGGCACTGGCCTGCAACTCAACACAGGCACCACGTTCGATGGATCGGCCGCACGCACGATCAGCATTGACTCGACCGTGGCCACACTGACCGGAAGCCAGACCTTGACCAACAAGGTGATGTCTGGCGCGAACAACACATTCAGCAACATCGGCAACTCATCGCTGACCAACAGTTCGATCACCATTGGCTCCACGGCGGTCAGTCTGGGTGGCTCGATCACAACCTTTGCTGGCACATCGATCTCTGGATCGACAAACACGCTGTCCAACATCGGCAACGCAAGCCTGACCAACTCGTCGTTGACCATTGGAACGACCAATATCGCGCTGGGAGCCACGAGCCTGACCTTGGGTGGCCTGACCTCTGTTGCGGTCACGCAAGACCCCGTATCGGCCTTGCAACTGACAACCAAGCAGTACGTTGACACCTTGGTGGCTTCAGGCGTCCATTACCACCAGCCAGTTCGCGTTGAGTCTCCAACTCCGCTGAATGCGACCTACAACAACGGCACCGCTGGTGTTGGGGCTACGCTGACCAATGCAGGCACGCAGGCCGCACTGGTGATCGATGGTGTGACTGTTGCAGTCAATGACCGTGTGCTGATTTACACCCAGACCAACGCAACGCAAAACGGCATCTATGTGGTGACAAACGTGGGCTCTGGATCGACCAACTGGGTCTTGACCCGTTCGTCTGATGCCGACACTTACGTCATCAACAACGCCAACGGCTTGAGTGAAGGCTCTACCGTTTTCGTTCAGCAGGGCACGACTGGCGCTGGCGAGACATACACCTGCAACACTTCTGGCGTCATCACGTTTGGCACCACCAACATCACCTTCGCGCAGATCAGCGCGACGCAGATTTACTCTGCTGGCGCTGGCCTGACCCTGACTGGCACGCAGTTCAGCATCACCGCTCCCGTCACCGTACCCTTGGGCGGCACTGGCGTGACCACGCTGACAGGCTTGGCCTACGGCAATGGAACGAGCGCATTCACAGCAGCTTCAGCGGCGCAGGTGGTGGCGGTCATTGGCTCGACGGCCGTGACCAACGCGACGAACGCAACGAACGCAACAAATACGGCCGTCACAGCCGACTCGACCAATGCGACAAACTACCTGACTTTCGTTTCCGCGACTTCCGGGAATCTCCCGCAATTGGTAAACTCTTCGATAACCTGCAACCCATCAACAGGCCAAATGACTGGCGGTATTGCTGGCGGCGCTTTCTAAGGAAAAAAAATGGCACAAACCGGATACACCCCGATCCTGATCTACGCAAGCGGCACAGCTTCAAACGTGCCCTCGGCGGCAAACCTGACGAGCAGTGCATCGGGCGCTGAATTGGGATTGAACTATGCCGACGGCAAGCTGTACTACAAGAACAGTTCTGGCGTGGTCACGTTGCTGGCTTCTGCCGCAGGCGCTTCTGGTGACGTGGTTGGCCCAGCATCGGCCACAGACAACGCGCTGGCACGGTTCGACACCACCACGGGCAAACTGATTCAGAACTCCGTCGCCATCCTGAGCGATGCAGGCGTTTTGACTGGCCTGACTGGCCTGACATCGTCTGGCAACGTCACGCTGTCTTCCTTGACCTCTGGTCGCGTGCCATACGCCTCGACAGGCGGCTTGCTGGTTGATTCTGCCAACATGACCTTCAACGGCACACGCCTGACGGTTGCTGACCTTGCTGATTCCGGCTTGACCTCGGGTCGCGTGGTGTACTCCACCACTGGCGGTGCGCTGGTGGACTCTGCCAACTTGCTGTACAGCGGCACTGACCTGACTGTTTACGGCATCACCGTAGGCCGTGGTGCAGGTGCTGTGTCCACCAACACTGCGGTGGGTGCTAGTGCGTTGTCTACAAACAGCACAGGCACAAACAACACAGCGGTAGGTAACCTTGCGCTTGGTTTTGCAAATACTAATACGGGCGACGGCAATGTGGCCGTTGGGTCATCTTCTCTAAGAAGCAACTCATCCGGCGCATACAACACCGCTGTTGGTAGCGGCGTTCCCGGTACTTTTGCAGCAGCGCTTCAGTCAAACACCACTGGCGCAAACAACACTGCTCTTGGCAATGGCTCTCTGGGCAACAACACCACCGCTTCTAACAACACCGCTGTGGGTTATCAGGCCGGGTATAGCAATACGACTGGAACGGTAAATGTGGCAATTGGAGGTGTAGCGTTATATTCCAATACCACAGGTAATCAGAACACTGCGGTTGGAGAGGGGGCACTTCAATCAAACACCACTGCTTCTTTCAATACTGCCGTTGGCCGTGACGCAATGGAGGCCAATACAACTGGGGCAAATAATACCGCCCTCGGTTGGCAAGCCCTCCTTTCCAATACCACCGCCTCAAACAACACTGCTGTTGGGTATCAGGCTGGGTTTAACAACACCACAGGTACTGGCAACACATTTTTAGGGTATCAGGCTGGTTTGGCAGTTACGACAAGTAACGGGCAAACATTTATCGGCCAAGGTGCAGGTGCATCAAAAACAACCGGGGGCAACAATACGTTTGTAGGTACAAGTGCTGGCGGGTCTGCAACTACCGGGACAGGCAACACGTTTATTGGTGTAAATGACAGCACAAACGGTTCTGGATTTGCGGTCACTACGGGTTCCAAGAACACCATTATCGGCGGTTACACAGGCAACCAAGGTGGCCTCGACATCCGCACTTCCAACAACATCATCGTGCTGTCTGATGGGGATGGGAACCCCGGAATTGTCGTTCGCCAAAACCCCGGTTATGGCAGTTACTTCTTCGTGGGGCCGACGACATCTGACCCTTCTGGATCAAACTACTACAGCACCATATCTACAAACGGCGCAGATGTTCAACTCATTCTTCAGCGCACGGGAACTGCCGCAGGCTGGGGGGGTATTGGCGCAAGCGACGGCTATGCGCTTAATGTCTACTCCGAAGGTTTTGGCAATACGCCATTGCGCGTGGCGGAGACAGGCTCACTTGTTCTCTTGAACGGCACGGGTACACCGACTGGCACTGGCATCGCCTTCCCCGGTACTCAAAACGCATCGTCCAAC